GTGTATTCAATGTTGAATATCGGGTAGTCGCCCTCCATTCGCTCGACGGTAACGGTTGCCGTCATGACTGAGGATGCACGATCGGCGACGTCTGCGGCCGCGCGGCCGCGGGTGTTTCGGACGGTTGAAAGCTTGCGGGCGGGAATCGTGGCGCACGACATGGGGAGAATCCTTTTCCAGGTTATCGGCCGCGGCCGGACGTTCGGCCGCGTTGCATGAAGGATACGTTCGGCCGCGTTAGCGTCAACCCTACAATCTTTTCCCGCGGCGCCGCGAATGATCGGCGCCGGCCGGACAGCTAGGAAACGAGAAACCGCCGGCGCCGCGGCGCCGGGAACCCCCCGCGGCGGCGCCGCATCATCGACCCCCAGATGGGGGGGCCCCCGTTCTGGGGGTTTCGAGGGCAGACCGCATGTCCCTAGGGGAGCGTGCTTCGGAGGGTGTACCTAATTTGCTGGCCTGCCGGTTTGGCGGAAACGCTGACAGTCCGACTCCCTTGCGGCCCCCTTGCCTGCACAGTGATACTACTGTGGATGGTACGCGGCCCTGCACCACTACCGAAGCACCAACTCAAGCTGCGAGGCTCTGAGGAGGCCAACTCCCGCGAGGAGCTTGGCACGCCGCTGAATGCCCTCCCCTCGCCGCCCGAGTGGCTTCGCCCCGCGGCGAAGGAGATGTTCAGCCTGGTCTGCGGCTACACGCAGCGGATGGGCACGCTGGCCGAGAGTGACGTCGAGGTCATCGCCCGCTACTCGATCATCTGGGAGCGGTGGCGCGAGGCCGAGATGCAACTCGCCAAGGAAGGCTGCGGCTACGTCGAAGTCACCGCCCCCGACGGCTCGCTGCGGTTCAGCCGGCCGAACAAGTGGCAGTCGCAGAGCAACCACTGCCACGAGCAGCTCCGGCAACTGGAAACCGTCCTCGGCCTCACCCCGGCCGACCGCACCCGCCTGGGCTACGGCGCCGTGAAGGTCGTGGACGACCCCACCGACAAGTATTTTGGAAAGCAAGCCTGACATCTGCGAGTTCGCGTCGTGGCTGCGGCACAGCGAAGGGAGATTCGCAGGGAAGCCGTTCACCCTCCAGCCGTGGCAGGAGGACTATCTTCGCGCCCTCTACGGGACGAAGCGCCCTGATGGCCGGCGGCAGTACCAGCGATCCCTCTTGGCGGTGCCGCGGAAGGCTGGCAAGACCGCGACCTGCGCCCTGATCGGCGCCTACGAGGGTTTCTTCGGCGACGACGGCGGCCAGATTCTCATCGCGGCCGGCGATCGCAAGCAGGCCAGCCTCCTGTTCACGGCGGCCTCGAGGTTCATCGAATCCTGCCCCGGCCTGCAACGGCGGTCGAAGATATTCAAGGGGTCGATCGTCATCCCCAGCAAGAATTCCACCATCCAATTTCTTTCCAGCGAGCACAAGGGCAAGCACGGCTTCAATCCGAGTGTCGTCGTGGTGGACGAGTATCATGTGCAGCCCAACCGGGATTTGGTCGATGTGCTCGAGAGCGGTATGGGCATGCGGGACGAGCCGCTGGTCATCTATGTGACCACAGCCGGCATGGATCGCATCGGGCCGTGCTACGAAGAGTGGCAGCGGGCGATGAAGGTTCGCGACGGGATCATCAAAGACCCCACCTTCCTGCCCTGCATCTTCGCGGCCGACGAGGACGACGACATCTTCGCGGAGGCCACCTGGAAGAAGGCCAACCCGAACTACGGCATCACCGTCCGCAAGGAGTTCATGGAGCGCGAGGCGATGCTGGCCCGCGAGAGCGTCGCGGAGGAGATCAAGTTTCGGACGCTGTACCTGAACCAGTGGGTCAGCAACGGGGCCAATCGCTTCTTCCGCACCGGCCAGTGGGAGGCGTGCAACGCGCCGCTTCGGCCGACCGACGGCCGGCCGTGCTGGTGCGGCCTCGACTTGTCGAGCACCAGCGACACGACGGCGTTCTGCGCGGTGTGGCCTGCCGAGGACGGCACCTACGACGTCTTCGCTCACCTCTTCATCCCCGAGGAGAACGCCGACAGGGACGAAGCACCGTATCGCCAATGGGCCAGAGACGGTTTTGTTACACTAACAGATGGAAACGTGACGGATTACGATGTGGTTCGCGACTACGTTCTCTCGTTTGCAGAGAAGAACGTGGTGCGGTCTGTCGCTATCGACAGGTGGAATGCGACCCACTTGACGACTCAGTTGGTCAACGAGGGCATCGACGTCAAGCCGTATGGGCAGGGCTACGCCAGCCTCTCGGCGCCTACGAAGCTGCTCCAGACAGCCGTTTTGGGCCAGAAAATAAGGCATGGAGGCAACCCGCCGCTCGCCCTGCACATGAGCAATATGCAAGTCAAGCAGGACGACGCCGGCAACATCAAGCCCACGAAGAGCCAGTCGCACTCGACCGCGAGGATCGACGCCGCCGTGGCCCTGATCATGCCGCTGGGGGTCTTGAGTGCGGAGAACAACGGTGGCGAAGACGACCCGCAAATCCTACTGATCTAGCGTAATGCCCGAAGAAGACATCGAAGACATCGTCGAAATGCGATCCGGCATCTCCCGCGTGTTCGAGGAGATCGTCGAGCAGCGAAAGACGGCCGCCGGCGTCTACGTCTCGCCGGAGGCCAGCCTCCAGTGCAGCGCGTTCCTGGCCGCCGTCAAGGTCGTCAGCGAGTCGGTCGCCAGCCTCCCCCTGCACCTCTACGAGCGGACGCCGGACGGCAAGCGGATCGCCGAGGCCCACCCGCTCTACGACATCCTGGCCTACGAGCCGAACGAGTGGATGACGTCGTTCGAGTTCAAGGAACTCATGCAGTCGTGGCACATGCTGTGGGGCGTCGGCTACGCCCACATCAAGCCCGGCCGGCGCGGCGCCGTCGATCAGCTCATCCCGCTGCATCCGTCGCGGATGAAGCCCGAACGGCTGAAGAACGGCCGGCTGCGGTACGCCTACCAGGAGCCCGACAAGCCGACGCCGACGTACTACCGGCAGGACGAGGTCTTCGCCTACCGCGGCCTCTCCCCCGACGGCGTCAACTGCTACATCCCGACGGTGCTGATGCGGGACGCCATCGCTCTGGCGAGGGCGACGGAACTCCACTCGAGCGCATTCTTCGGGAATGGGGCCAGGCCGGGGTCGGTCATCGAAGTCGATCAGCCGTTGAAGCCTGAGACGCTCCAGCGGCTCCGCGAGCAGTGGAACGACATCCACGGCAACGGCCCCACCAATGCCTACAAGACGGCAGTATTGCCGCACGGCACCCATGTCAAGGAACTGTCGCTCAACAACGACACCAATCGCCTCATCGAGACACGCCGCTACCAGATCGAGGAGGTGGCACGCGCGACGCGGGTTCCGGCCTACATGATCGGCGACCTGACGAAATCGTCGTACTCGTCGGTCGAGCAGCAGGCCATCGACTTCGTGACGTTCACGCTCGTCCCGCACCTTCGACGCTTCGAGGCGTGCTGCCGTCGCGACCTCGTGGTGGACGACAAGAAGTACTTCGCCCAGTTCGACGTTTCGGCGCTTCTGGTGGGCGACTTCAACGCCAGAGCGTCGTTCCTGCGGGAGATGTGGAACCTGGGCGTCTTCTCGACCAACGAGGTGCGGCAGCAACTGGGCTACAACCCCGTCGATGGCGGCGACAAGCGGTTCGTCCAGGTCAATATGCAACTGCTCGAGAACTACACCCCCGGCAACCCGACGGCGGCGACGACGAAGGTGTCGGGGCAGCCGCAGGACGAACCGGCCACGCAACCGGCCACGCAGGAGGCCCAGGCGGCGGCCGACGACGCCGAGCCCAGCCAGCGTGACGCCGCCGAAATCGTCTTCACTTCGACGCTTCGACGCCTCGCCGCAATCGAGGCCGACGGCATCCTGGAGCGGCGGAACAAACCGGCCAAACTTGCGGCCTGGTTCGAGGCCCACGGGCAGCGGATGCGGACGGAACTCTGCGACGCCGCCACGGCGACGGGACGAGACATCGAAGACTTCGTGACGTCGTGGATCGACGGATCGCGGGATTTGCTTCTGGATTGCCACCGCAGTGGCAAACCCTACGAGGAGGTTACGGCGACATGGACGGACAGAGCGAACTTGAAATCCGCCTGAACCCGGAGGCGCCGGGCCTCGAGGTCAAGGAAGACGAGAATGGCCGCACGGTCATTCGCGGCTACGCGGCCGTCTACAACTCCGACTCGCAGGACTTGGGAGGCTTCGTGGAGCGGATTCTCCCCGGCGCCTTCGACGAAGTGCTGGGGTCGAACCCAGACGTTTTCGGCAAGTACAACCACGAGCGCGTGATCGGCCGAACGTCCAGCGGCACGATGCGGCTCTTCTCCGACGCCCGCGGCCTGCGGTACGAGATTTCGCCGCCCCGATCGGCCGCTGACGTCGTCGAATTGATCGAGCGAAACGACGTTCGCGGATCGAGCTTCGCGTTCCGTACCAAGGGCGACAAAGAGCGCTGGTATAAGGACGACCGCGGCCGGATGGTGCGTGAAATCCGGGGCTTCGACTTCCTCGGCGACGCCGGCCCCGTGGACAACCCCGCCTACCTGGCGACGGAGACTTACGTCAGCAAGCGAGCCCTAGACATGGCGAAGGCCGCCGAGTCGCCGCAGCCTGAACCGGCCGAGGTTCGGGCCGCGGCGACCATCTTCGCCGAGGGCGACTTCGTGGCGTGGGACGGCGGCGTCGGCCGCGTCGAGCACGTTATGACCGAGGGTCGCCTGGGCGACGAGGGATCGGAGTACTCGCTCGAGGCGACGGCCGACGATCCCGCGGCCCTCGTCCGCATCTGGGAGTCGGAAGACGGCGGGTGGGAGGAAACCGACCTGTTGACAGGGCGGAAGATGTCCGACCTCCAGGCCCACGCCGACGTCTCGGAGCCCATGGGCGACGACGAGCGTGCCGTCGGCCTGAAGCCGACGGCCGGCATGGCCGCCGCGGCGAAGCGCGGCCTGCGGTTGCACGAGGAGGGCAAGAGCGGCGACGGGCTGAAGCCCGAGACGGTCGCCCGCGCGAACCGCCTCGCCCGCCGCGAGGAGATGAATCCCGACTGGGTTCGCGAGATGAATGCGTGGTTCTCGCGGCACGAGTCGGCGAGCAAGTCCGCAGGCTGGGATACGCCCGGCGCCGAGAAGCCGGGGTTCGTGGCGTGGCTTCTGTGGGGCGGCACGCCGGCGAAGAACTTCGCTGCCAGGAAGTTGAAGCAGCTCGAGGCCGAAGCGTCGCGATCGGTGGCCGACACCACCGACTACATCGGCAAGGCAGCGGCGCTGAAGGCAGCGATCATGTCGACTCCGTTGCACGGCAAGTAGTCGACGCGGTAGCCTACAAGTAGACACAACGCTCGCGATGGATGTCGCGAGAGCAGTGCGAGTGTCTTGCGGATGCAAGGCGCGGCGCGCTTGCGGGATCAACACCCCGCCGGCCGTCGCGCATCTCCATGCCCGCCTGGCCGGCTCAATACGGAGCAGGCCATCATGGCGAGCAACCTCAAGCGTCTTCAGGATCGTGCCGCGGCCATCGCCGCGCGGATGAACGAACTGGCCTCTGTGGCCGAGCGGTCGGAAGACCAGACCGCCGAGCTTCGTCGGCTCTCCGACGAGTGCGACACCGTCAAGACCGAACTCGAGTTCGAGGGCAAGCTCGCCGCCAAGGAGGCGGAACTGCGTTCGGTGGTCGAGAAGGCCGCCCCCGCGCCGACCCCGGTGGCCGTCGAGCCGGAGCAGCCCAAGAAGACCGAGATTCGGGCGATCTACCCGCATCACACGAGCCTGCGGGCCTTCAACGACAGCCCCGAGGCCGTCGAGCAGGCGTACCGCTGCGGCCGGTGGATTCGCGGCGTCGTGTTCAAAAACGCCGACGACCTCCGGTGGTGCCGTGACCACGGCGTCGAGGGCCGAGCCCTCAACGAGGGCAGCAACTCGGCCGGTGGCGCTCTCGTCCCCGAGGAGTTCGCCGCCCGCGTGATCCGGCTCGTCGAAACCTACGGCACCTTCCCCGGCGCCGCCGAGAACGTGTCGATGGCCCGTGACACCCTGGTGATCCCCAAGCGGCTCACCGGGACGTCGGCCTACTTCATCGGCGAAGGCTCTGCCATCACCGAGAGCGAGCCGACCTACGGCAACGTCTCGCTGACGGCCAAGAAGCTCGCGGTGGCCTGCCGGATGAGTTCCGAGGTCGTCGAGGACGCCGTGGTGTCGATCGCCGACGCCTGCGCCCAGGAGTTCAGCACCTCGCTGGCCTACACCGTCGACACCTGCGGGTGGATCGGTGATGGCGGCTCGAGCTTCGGCGGCATCCGCGGCATCGTGTCGAAGATCGACAACGGCAGCCACACGGCGTCGGTTCACACCGCGGCCGGCGGCAACACCGGCTTCGAGACGCTCGACCTCGAGGACTTCCTCGGTGCGATGGGCAAGCTGCCGATCTACGCCCGCCAGGGCGCGGCCTGGTACGTCAGCCCCGCCGGCTACGCCGCCAGCATCGCTCGCCTGAAGTACGCCGCCGGTGG